TTAATTGTTTGATTACTCGCAAATCCATACATAAATCCGTGGTAGATTGCCCTTACATCACCAGCAACCTGTTCACCATAATCTAGTTGAGACCTAGCAATATCCTCTAATGTTTTTGGTCCTTCTTTTTGTTCTTTAAGTGTTGCCTCTAATTGTTGTTGACTTACACTTGTAAGTTTTTCCCAACGTCTTTCACCTGTTGCATCATCTTTAACACTGATTTCATATTCACCACCATCACCCATTCTTGAAATGTTGGCAAGTAATTGCTTATCTTCCTCTTTAACATTTAATCCAACTTGACTTATTGCGGAGATTCTCGCGTCAGCTTCTTTAGCAGCCAATCCAAGTTTCATCATTTCATTAGCATTTACACCAGTTTGTTCTTGAAGTTCTTTTAGTCTTAAAACTCCTTCAGGTGTAATCTTAAACGTTTTTGTTTTATCATCTAAGTAAGTAAATTGTTTTGCAACATTAACTAAACTATCTTGTATTCCTTGTGGATTATTAATTGAATCATTCATTAATCTGAATGGGTCTGCCAAGTCACCAACAGCTAATCCTAATCTTTGGAACGCTGATGCTACTTCAATAGCTCTTTCAGGTTTGTATAAATTATCCGCTAAATTGAATGTTTCCCTCATGTCAAACCTCAACATTGAAGCTTGTGCCGCCATTTTAGTTAATCCTTGAACGCCACCCTCAAACTGGTAACGATTCAATTGGTCCATATTATTGGTGACAACACCAAACACTTGCTTAGTGTTTGCACCTATACTTTGAATATATTGAACAGAGTTTTCAATTTGTTTGGACATTTGACCAACGCCAACCCCAACATCTTCAAATCCATCAACTAAACTTCTAATCTCAACACCAGTTACTTTAAACGCAGCATAGAGTTTTTCAGTTTGTTCTGTTGTTGCAATAACATTCCTTTTAGTCCCTAACGCAATATCCTGAATAGCTTGTTGGGCTGATGCGAGGTCACCACCAAGTCTATCAATACGAGGGGTAGCATCTGCCAATGCAGTTTTGATATCACCAATCCTCTGCCTTGTTTCGCCGAAAGCCTTATTGATTGCACCACCATAAACATCTAAGTCAGTAATCGCTCTACCAATATCTGTGAAAAATGCAACCAACCCATTCTTACGGTACTCTTCCATTTTATCGGTGAGTTCCTTGAAGTAATCAATCGGGTTTTGTTCGTTAGGCATATATTAACTTTTCTTATAAATACAAAAAGACTGAAAATTCAGTCTTTTTTATTTTCTTCAATCCATTTATCTAATAAATATTTTCTTGCGAAAATCGGCATTTGTAAAAAATCACTGTAAGAGATATTCAACAACTTAGTCAAATAGTAAAATTCATCTAGTTGACTTTTCCTATAATCAGAAGAAAGGGCGAAAAAAGTCCACCCCAAAACCAACGTTAACCGTTAGCAATTCTCCTGATGGGGTTGTTACTGTTTTCTTCATATCTAATTTTGGTTCATTCTCATCCATAAACTTTTTCAAGAATTTGGAATCAGCGATTGGCATTTGTTCAATAAATTTCACAATTTCTCCTTTGTCTGTTGAACCATTCAACTCAACGATTTGTTTTGTAAGTCTCCAAGTTACTTTTGGTGCTACTCTACCTTGTGGGTATGAATCAGCCATTTTTTCAATTTCCATTATTTCCCCATATGATAATGGTTTAACTTTAATTGAAGTTTGAGACTTCGGTAACATTAATGAAAATGTACCATCTTCGTTTGGTTTTTGACCTTCAACTATACTTAACACACCCAAATCAACTGTTGTTTGGAATGGTTTTCTTGTAACGGGGTCTGTTAAATTAACAACCATTTCATGTCCGAAAGAAGTGTTTCTTAAGAATATTAAAATCGCTTCAATATCTCCTTCTAATAAATCTTCTATTCTAACATCTGGTTCGTAGACCTTCGCTCTTAACAAGTTGACCGCCAAATCAGCAACCCCACCCATTAAGATATTCTCATCAGCAGCGGTTAAATAACCCACCTTTAATGATTTCTTTTTATTTTTGTAGAACACTCCACCTGATGGTAAAGGAACCACGTCATGTGGAAGTGAAAAGTCTTTTTGTCCGTATTCTCTTGATTGGTCTTGCATATAAAAAAATTAACCGTATAGTTTATGTCTATACGGTTAAATATAATGGTAAATAAATTTTTATAAAGAGTATTAGTACACTAACACACATCTGTCCATTCTCATCGTAGCTGCAATTGTTGCTAAACCGTCTTGGTTGTATGCCAACTGATTGAAGTTAACGTCTGTCATAAATGTACCATACATAATCCATTTTTCAACAACAACTCCTGTTGGGTCTAACATTTCAATGTCCACATCTTTTTTGTAACCTGCAGCATAACCCATACGACCTGTAACAGATTCCGCACATAGACGAACCCACTCCATAAGAGCTTGAGCTGCTGATGGTCCGATTGGGTCTCTGAACACCACGTTAATGGTTTGCCAAGTGAATCTTCCCGCAACATATGTTGATGTGTTAAGGAATGGTATCTCAGTAGCATTAATTGTAATGTGAGGTCTTGCAGCACTTTCTACAAACCACTCATTAATTCCTAAACTTGACGGGAATCTTAAAATAAAACGATTCTGACGTTTCGGTTCATAAGGAAGAGGCATTTTCATTAGTAAATCAGCCATATTATTAAATTTTTGTTTCTATGTTTATAATTGATAAATATAGTGGTGTTGAAAAATTTTTCCCTTTACTTTGTTTTTTAAAAAGAATATCCTTATTTAACTTCCTTCTTAGTTCCTCCAGCAGTAGAATAAGTTTTAACTATATTATCTGGTTTATTTTTAAAGTGTTTATTCATTACTTCTATGTTTTTTGGGTCATCATCTGAAAACCCAATAGAAGGCATACCTGGTACAAACTTATTAGCTATATCATTTTTTAGAAATGCTCTTTTATTAAGTACAGCAGCCATTCCTTTTATATAGTCCACAAATTCATCCATCGCACGAACCTTAGCCTCTTCAGGATTAGACGCACCTTTTTCGTCCCCAAAAGAAACGGGGTGGTATTTGTTGAGAGCTAAATAAGTTTTAATTAACTCATTATCAGACATCTCCTCTTCTCCTGAAAAAGTCCTATATTTCTTTAAATTCTTAACTAATTCATCTTTACTGATTCCGTTGAAATCATTGATGATATAGTTGTATATTGCTTGTTTTAAAGTGTTTGGGTTGTGACCTCTTGCTGTAATGATTGAAAAAATTGAACCGTTATTTATTGCTTCTCTGAAATCATCAAATGCTGGACCTTCCTTGGCTTTCATTGCATCTACAATAAAATCTTTATCACCCTCAGTTCTAAAGTTTCTAAATGGGTTTTCAGCAAAACCAACAATCGTGTGACCTTTATATTTGAAATTTTCTTTACCAATATGATGTCTATGTTCCGCAAAGTCATCGGTGCTCATACCTACTTCTTCTCCATCTTCATCTTTCACAATTATTTTTGTCGGCATGTGAACAATATTATCATCCCAATCAAAGGCATAATATTTTAAATCTGGTGTTTTGTCGTCTTTAAATCCTTCTATTATTCTTGTTCTCATTGTTGGCTAAAAAATGGGGGAGATTAACTCCCCCTTATTTTTATTAGATATTTTCAAATGAAGCTCCTGTAGGTGTGATAAAGAATTCAATATCAATGAATTCAAGAGCTTTAGTTGGTTTAAGATAAATTTTACCTGTTAAAGTGTTTCTATCTAAGTCTTCAGGTGAAGAAGATACCGTTACACGGAAGTCATAAAGACCTCTATCTCTTCTAATACCATCTAAGATTGGGTTAACACTATCCAAGAATTGTTGTCTTACCACTTGGTCGTTTTGTTCAAATAACAATCTAACCGCTACAGCTGAAATTAACTTACGAGCTTGTAATAACAATCTTCTTACGTTTAATCTGTTAAGAGCTGTGTCAGCAACTTGAAGTGTTTTGTTACCCCAAATTACAGTTCCAACGTCCGCGAATGTTGCGATTGGGTTGATTCTACCTTGGTAAAGAGTATCTCTATCTTCTTGAGTTAACTTAACTCTCGCTTTGATTGAGTTTACTAAACCTCTTGTGTAACCCGCTGATGCGAACCAAGGGAATGCAATGTTATCTGTCAAAGCTAAGTTTCTACAAACCTCACCAGTTGCCGGTAAATAGATTTGTGTATTGTTAACTGTATCTCTTGTTAAAATCCAAGGATAGTAAGTTGCCGTATAGTTTGAATCAATTCCTGTGTTATCTAAGTTATCAACAGCCTCTTGTGGATAGATAATCGCTTGAGGGTCAGTTGAATCTGGAAGATACATGTTATAGTCAGGTGTTGTTACAATATAAACAGAATCAGCTCTTTGGAATTGAACCATGTTAATTGCTGCTTCACATAAATTTGAATTGAATACATAATCAATACTTGAAGTTGCAAATACGTTGATATTTGTTGCTTCAGGATTTGCAAATGTTAGAATACCAAGTAAGTAAGCGTAGTAGTCAGTGTTTGCAAAGTCTTGAGTATTATTTTGTACAATAATTCTCTTGAACATACCATCACCTGTTGCTGTCGGATATCTTGAAGAAGGATAAGCTCCTGCTAAATAACCTGATGCCCCTAATTGGAATCTATCTGTATTTGTTCTTGATTCTTCATAAATGTCCCAACCATCAAATCCACCAGCAAAACATACTGTATATTTTCTTGAATAGATAAAATAGTAAGGGTTTTCTTGAGTTTCTGGGTCATTTCTAAAATCTGCCACTCCACACTCAAATGCAGTTTGTCCACTAGTTTCATATATACTACCAATTGTAACAACAGTAGCTCCTGAATCCATATGGAATCCTTTAGAAAGTACATTCCAAGGAATTGAATCTGTAGCAACTTCCCAACCCGCTTGTGGATTTTGCTTACCTTTATAAGTTAAGAATGATTCGTCAATACCATATTCGGTTGAAAATCCTAAATAACTTCTTCTAATAATATTACCTGGAGATTCAACAGCGTTGTTCCCACCAAAAGGACTATTAAATGGAGGATTAGCAATTACCTCACCTGGGAAATAATACTTTGTTTTGAATTTAGGGTATGGTGATGGGTTATTAGGACTAGCGTATTCTCTTTGTGTGTAACCGTAGAAACCACAAGGTAATGCATCAATAGGATACTCATCAGCTAATTCAATCATAATATATTTTGAAATAAGTGCGAATTCTCCGTTAGATGAACCAATTTTTTTAGCAACAAAGTTATTTGATGCTGGGTCCATGTTACAGTTTGTGAATTTTTCAATAACTACAGGATTAGCATCTGTATCAAAGAAGTTTCTAACTAAAACATCAAAACTCATGTTGTTGAACGATAAGTTAGCAATTGAAACTTTAATTTCAACGTTTGCAGAATCTCCATCAGAGATTGATATAAATTTAAATAACCTATAAACTCTATTACCTCTTAATTCTGAAACTAAGAATGGTGTTTCAGGTGATTGGTATTTTTCCAAATTCCAAGCGATTGATGAAGCACTTCTACTTCTAGCACTTGGTAATGCGACTAATTCACAATTCAAACCCTTAATATAACCTTGGTTGTACGCGTAGTTTAAAGTACCTGGATAAATCTCCTCAACAAATACAGGAGTTTCAAATCTTGATTTACCGAAGTTATCTACACCTAATACTTTTGTAATATATTTTGAAGACGCTGCGGATAAAGAAGATTCTAATTGGAATGTATTACCGTCTTTGGTAATTCCTGATAATAAGAAAGTTTCATATGGTGATTGAGTTACTCCTGAGTATTGTCCCGAACAAACCATATCTAAATCAGTTAGACCACTAACTTCATAAATTGGTCCGTGTTCATCACTTGTTGAACTATTTGAGTAAAGTGAAATACCTCTTGAACGAAGTGTTGCAATTACCATGTTATTAAATTCAGAATATGCAGTTCCTGAGAAAGTATAGATATTACCTTCAAAAGTACCTGTATAATTTCCTGTTGCTCCTGTCACTAAATTTGTCACTGAATAATAAAACGAATATCCAGAATAATCGTTACCTGAATAATTGTCAAAGTTAGCGTAGTACCAAGCGTCATTATTATTAGAACTTAAATCGTTTGTTTCTAAGTTATTAGTATCACAAAGATATTCGTTAATTTGCTCACTATATTGTGTAACGATTGGCCAATAATCTGAACCAGGTATCGCACCATAAAAAGCAACTGTTGACGCAGATAATGATGGTTGTTGTGCAATACTATCAATCTCAGCTGAAAAATCAGCAAATAAGTTAGATGTACTTCCATCACTCATTCTATATTGAACATAAAGATTTGGTAAGATATAGTCATTAAAAACAGAATCACCTGTTAATGAAAATGTGTCTCCTGATGAATTTCCACTGAAGTTCACAGCAAAAGCTTGACCAACGTTTGTTTCTAATCCGATAGTTGTTGGGTCAACATTAGCTGTTGTTCTGATACTCCATGATGGACCCGCATCATAACCTGAAAGTCCCAATACTCTTGTAACAAACAATTGGTTGGATTGTTGTAAATAAGATTTTGCGATATACGCAGCTTCATATTTTGGGATTTGTGTATTCACAAACTTGACAGGTTCTGTACCACCGAAGTAGGCTTGGAATTCGTCATAGTTTGTTATAAAGACAGGTTCAAAAGCGGGACCCTTTATAGTCTCACCTACTAAACCTAATGTTGTAACACCCACGCTCTGAGCCACGAACGATAAGTCCGTTTCAGATGTATAAACACCTGGGGATACAAATACTTTTTGATTAACTTGTGCTGTTGCCATTATTAAATTATTCTTTGCAGATTTATTTTAATGATAAATATTCAATACTAACACAAAAAACTTGACTTTTGGATATGTATTTGTAAACGGTATGAATTAATTCTGCCTTTTTTCTACCATGAAAACAAAGAAAGAAATAAAGAACATAAAAATATCCCCTGAATCACATGACATACTCAAAAAGTATTGTGACAAGAGAGGTATTAAAATTTATAAATTCCTTGAGAATTTAATAATTGAGAAGTGTAAAGAGAAGAAGGATATCTACGGGGAAGATTAAACAAGTTTACTATCAAATTGAATTAATGATTCGTTTGAATCATCTTCTTTAACAACTTCAATCCTCAATACA